ATGTGCTTTAATTGAATATAATGAAGGAAGACATACATCTTATCTGATGTGCTCCAATCCTTTGTATTCTCAATAAAATGATCTGGAACTAATTGTTTAAGATTTTCTACATATTCTTCTGTTGTCATTTTGTATCCTTGTAAAGCCATTGATAAAAACGATCAGCAAGGGCCATCACGTCACTGCTTTGAATAACGTCACCTGTCATGCTACTATTTTTATCGCTAATAAGATCATTGACATGCTTGGACCATTCAATTGACTTGTCCAGAGCCCATTGCTTATTCCAAAGGCGTTCTTCACGTTCCTTACGAGCAGTTTCCATATCATTTTCCGTCATTGTGTCACTACCTTCTTCCATTGTTTATCTTTTGGCCTAATCCAAAGTTCACCGTCCTCACCTACCGCCATCGATACCTGCTTATTGGGGTCACTGCTGCCTGTAAAAATTGAAATAGGGCTGTTTTCGTAATAAGGGCCGTTGATCTTCTCGCTCTTCTTAGTAGTACCCATGAGAGTCAGGCTTATTACATGATCTGGTGGTGCCTGAGAAGCAGCTGCTGTTCTCACACCCTCAGTAATTAGAGCTGCTGGTGCAAGAGGTAGAAATGCAAAAAATTTACGTCTGTTCATTTGTGTATCCTTTTTTAAGGCCAGTAATGTTTGCCTAATATAACGATGTTATAACGATAACCTTTATTTGCCTCAATGTACTTTTTATTTCCGAACTTGCTTATACGAAGAACTTTTGTAATTCTAAAACACCAACCTTTCGGATCAACATTATATAATCTCCAATAATAAAAAGGACCAATATATGTCATTCTATAATGATTTTTTAAGCAATTAACAGCCCACCAGATCCGCAATTTTAGGCATGTGGTTAGAAACAAGATCAGCAAATTTAGGTATAGGCGAGAGAAATATTTCATTCATAATACTCAAAGTCATGATGTTCACACCAAGGAGTATGAACATGCTCAGTTGATAATGTAAATGCCAATGCAACGATCAGCATTAACGGCGAAAGAAAAACTCCTAATAATCTCATGCTCATAGCTTTACGATCTCCAATCTATCTTTGTTAACTTTCATATTAACGAACCTATCTGTCTCGTACATACCCGATCTCAGGTAATCACGGCCGCCATCGATAAACACTGTCTTATCAGGGCTTACCCGATAGTCATGGCGATATCGAGAATAAATCACATCACCATTGAATGCTTTGACACCCACGATATGACCTTCTGTAGCAGAGATGCCATCAGCAATCATAGGATGTCCATGCAACATAAACATAGCAAAGTAGTTGGAGCCTTCGGGATGAGCTTTGTCCGTATAAAAGATAGCAGCAGGGAAGTTTAACCACTTGCCATCCTTGTCCTTCAGGCAAGATTCAAACACATATCTACCAGCATACTTCTCTTCGATATCTCTGATCTGCTCTTGCGTCAGAAAAGTGCATTCATTCAATATGTTCATCGATATTTCCTCTTAAATACTTTAGCGTATACTCTCTCTAGACCTACTTTATCTGGATGCTTATGGATCCATTGACCTGTATAAGGACTGAAATGCTCCCTGAAGAAATCATCCATCATCTCATTGCCCGTGACTACCTGAACATTGATCTTGTCAGCGAGAGCGTCAAACTCTGCATCTGACATGACAGGATCATCATGCATCTCATAAGCATATGCTGCTACAGACAATCTGATCCTGTTACGCCTTTCGACGTCCGAATCTATGCCATTAAAGAATGCTTCTATGCTCATGCCGCTTCTGCCATCGCTATGTGTTTGCATGTCTTACGAAATCCGAATCCTGTACAGTTACACGTCTTATTGTTTGTTCCAATAATAACAGTATATGACGTTCCTTTGCCATTGTCAACCATAATGATTTTTTCTTTTGGCGTCGGTTTTGTGTTGACAACCTCACCATTCATCTCTATAATCATATCTGTAGATATTATACGAAACTTCATCTTATCATCAGTCGTAAGGCATACCGCGTCATAGCTCACCCACTTAGGTGTAGGTACTACTTCACCTTCATACGTATGAAACATAGGTTGATTAGCATAACGAGTGTCATGCAGAGAATTCTTGACTTTGACTTTCATCTGATCACACACCTAAACGAGCGTTCAATATGTCATTGATCTTGTTGTAGATCAATTGTTTGATCCATTGTGGAGCAGGATCTTTGTCCATGCGATCCATCAGATCTAACAACTGTAGATCGCTTAATTTATCGAGACGGGCGAGTTCTTTTTCCATTAGTAGCAAAATCCTTGGACGATATCTTTATCTTCTTCTTCGATGGTATCTGTGATCATGCTTGAGATCAGAGACAATTCTTCAATTTCATCTTTTTCCAGATATATGTTATTTGGAAGTTGATCAATTACTTTTTGAATCAAAACGAGTTGTTCTTCCGAGATGATGATTGTATAAGTTTGCATTTTGCTCTCCGTTGTTTGTATTATCAATATACGCTATTCTCGATAGAATGTCAACTGTTATTTTGATAAAATTTAATTATTATTTTATGATAAAAGCGGTTGACATTTTCTCTTATATATGCGATTATGAATAATAGGAAATGAGGAGAGCTACATGAAATTCAATCTTACATCAGAAAAGATATCGTCAATCGCTTCTATGCCTTTCGCAGAAGCGATGAAGTATTCTTTAGATATCATCAATTCAGCCCATAAGAGCTCGATTGATCCGACTGATGCGATGAAGATTGTCCGTCTGCGTTATAACATAGCGACCAAGAAGAACTCAGTTCAGCTGATGAAATTGTTCTACGATATAATCCTTGCTGGCGAAGGCCTCGGCGTCAAGAATTCTAAGTGGAAAAAGCAGTACGGGGGAAAATTCTGACATGTCAATTCAACAAATCCAAGATTTTCATGTGAAACTAGAGATAGGTGAGAAGGGTGAATGTTTCATCCTAGGTTATCTATATTCTAAGAGCCTCACCGATAAGATATACAGGGTAGCGCAGTACAGTGCTAAGTTCAAGCAGAGATTTCCTGAGACCTTCAAGAGCCAAAGGAACAGCCCTTATCGCTGGAATAACCGAGAGCTCCCTGACTTCTATGTCATATCAGCTGATGGTAAGAACAAGTTCATCGAAGGCAAATGTAAGCAAGGGTTCAAGGGAGATGTCTGCTTGAGCACTAAGCATGTGAAAGGATATCTCGATCTGCATGAGACTACGGGGATAGACATAGAGCTATTCATGATCTTGAAGAATGATCGGAAGATGTATCGGATGACTGTCGATAACTTCATCAACCACGGGAAAGAGAACTATAACAGCAAGAATCCCAAAGATCCTTACTATTCTTGGAAAACAGAGAAGCTAGAAGTGATCATGGAAAATCTGCCGATTGAGATATTTGAAACTTCTTACAGATAATTCAATTATTTTAATAAAAGCGGTTGACATTTTCTTGCGTATATGCGATTATGAATAATAGGAAATGAGGAGAAGTGATTATGAACGTGAATGAAGCAATGTCGTTGTCCGTCCAGCTCGAGACCCTCGCTGATATGGCGAAACTTTTCAATTCATCCCGGGATCAGCTCTGTGAGTCGATCCTCATGGTTTCTAAGAACCTTAAGGATATGGCAGATCAGATGGATCTCGAGATGTCAGCGTACGCTGATGAGAAATATCAGGATTCAATCGTAGCACAGGGAGTACGTTGATATGATCTGGGTAGCATATAACCACAATGGTGTTGAGATCTGTCGCAATGCTGATATCGGGAACTTGATGGAAGAGGTCATGTTCTACGAAGAAGTCACCGGCAATCGTTGTTCAGTTAAAAAGATTGAGGGCTAATAGTCATGGGACCTAATATCACGCTCACAGCATTTGAAGGTTTGGTCATGTTTGGACCTTTTATTGGAATGACAATCCTGATGGCAATCGGATTTGCTTTTTTTGGTAAGGAAGAAAATTGAAAACACTTTTTCAGCTTAGTTTCAACAATTACATGTTGTTTAATCTAGTAGGCAAGCGTTTGATATGGGAACGTGGATGGGCGACTGTCGAATATGATGAGAGATGGGCTGATAATATTGGGATTGCCGGTATGTCAGTTCGAAGTCTCTTAGAAGAATTTGATGAAGTTTATCTAGTGACGGAGATATGAGATGTTAATGACGTTCGTAGTCATCAGCGTATTGATTGCTGCTGTAGCATTCTGGATAATGATGGGCAACCTCATTGAGCTCGTAATACAAGATGAGAAACTAAAAGCAGAAAACAATAAACAAGATAAACACAATTCTTCTGTTGCTAAGCTAGCAAAAGAGCAAGAAACACTATTAGAAGAGCATAAAATTAAACAAGCAGCCAAATCTGCTAAATCACACAAAATGGTAAACTGAGAGGAAAATAACATGAAGGAATCTTTTAAAATGGCCAACGTCGCTGGAATAGTTGTATTGTCTATCATCATATTTGCGCTAGCCCCGTTCGCTGTAATCTGGGCACTGAATACGGTGTTCCCTGTCCTGGCTATTCCCATGGACTTTAATACATGGTTAGCAACAATACTTTTGTGTTTATTGATTTCTGGTAATAGAGGAGTTTCTAACAAAAACTAACCTTTGCTATAAATTTTAAATGAGACATAAATACTCTTGTACCATGTGCAGGAGTATTTTATGCCTATACTAACCAATCAACCTGATAATATAAATTTTCTTTCGCCGTTAGCATTCAAGTTCACGTTGGCAAGGGCTCCGACACTGAATTTCTTTGCTACAGCAGTCAACCTACCTTCTGTAGAATTAGGATTTACAGAAATACCCACGCCATTCAAAATGCTTCCATTTGCGGGTGATAAGTTGATATACGGCGACTTCCAGATGACGTTCAAGGTAGATGAAGATTTTTCTAATTACTTTGAAGTGTATAATTGGTTGAAAGCGCTAGGACATCCTGAATCTTTCTATGATTATAGCCAACTGAGAGGTGCTAAGTCAGGCAATAAAGAGACAGTCCTTTCAGATGCTACGCTGATGATATTCAATAGCTCTTACATGCCTAATGTAGAGATATTGTTTCAGGATCTGTTTCCTACATCTCTCGGTGATATAAACTTCAATACGACTGACACAGATGTCAACTATGTGACTAATACCGTTACATTCAAATACAAGATATTCAAGATAACAAAACTCTAAAGGATTATTATGACGCTTGATGATGTTCTGAATATGTGGGCTATAGATTGTGAGATGGATAGGACGGAATTGGGTGAGGAGAGCCTGAAGTTACCTAAACTGCACAGCAAGTATCTAAGACATTTTTCTGAAGAGAGATTGATCCTTCGTAAGATGGAAGAGGATCGCAAAGAACTCTCGAAGTTGAAGCATGACTATTATCGTGGGATACTGCCAGAAGAAGACCTGAAAGAACAAGGATGGGATCCTTTCCGCCTATCTATCTTGAAATCAGATGTACATATGTACCTAGATTCTGACAAAGATATGATCAGGACTAATCTCAAGATGTCCGTACAGCAAGAGAAAGTCGATGCGTTAGAGTCGATTATACGTGCCATAAATAATAGAGGTTATCTCATTAAAGCAGCGATAGATTATGAAAAATTCAAGGTGGGTGGGTAATAGATAAGCTGCATATCGTAAAAGTTAACGAAGTATTCATCAGGGTAAACTGTGAACCTTCGATAGCACAAGAGCTCTCAGATCATCTAACATTTACAGTACCCGGCGCAAGTTTCATGCCCGCTGTACGTAATAAGTATTGGGATGGTAAGATCCGTCTCTATAATACCATGACCGGATTGACATATGCCGGCCTCGTTCAGAACATATCTAAGTTTGCCAAGTCTCGTAACTATGAAGTAGAAGTAGATCCCGATCTCATACACACATATCAGATCACAGATGATCTCGTCAACAGCTTCTTAGAATACTGCAAATTAAAGATAACTCCTAGAGACTATCAGATAGAAGCATTCCGTCATGCTGTCAGCAAGAATAGGGCTGTATTCTTATCTCCCACAGCATCAGGTAAATCGTTGATCATCTATCTCATAACGAGATATTATAATGAAAAGACCTTGATCGTAGTGCCGACAACATCTCTCGTCAGTCAGTTAGCAACAGATTTCGCTGAATATGGATTCGACAGCGGTAGCAAAGTGCATAGCATCTATGCAGGTCAAGATAAACAGACAGACAAACCTATAACGATATCGACTTGGCAATCTATCTTTAAGATGCACAGAACATGGTTTGATCAGTTTAAGCTCGTGATAGGTGACGAAGCACATCAGTTCAAAGCGAAGTCATTGACTAGCATCATGGAGAAGCTCTATGAATGTCCGTATCGCTTCGGGTTCACAGGTACGCTAGATGGTTCGCTGACTAATGAGACGACATTAGAAGGATTGTTCGGTCCTGTCGAGAAAGTCACTACGACAAGCAAGCTGATGGAGCAAGGACATGTCGCAGAATTGAAGATCAAAAATCTCATACTGCAATATAAACCTGAGATACGGAAGCAATGTAAAGATTATGACTATCAGACAGAGATCGATTTTCTCGTCAGATATGAGCCGCGTAACAGGTTCATAACCAATCTCGCCTCGTCTCTCAAAGGAAATTCATTAGTATTGTATCAATTTGTTGACAAGCACGGCAAAGTGTTGTACGATATGATATCAAAGAAGAACACAGATCGCAAGATATTTTATATTCATGGTGGTGTAGATGCAGAAGATAGAGAAGAAGTCAGAGCTATCGTTGAGAAAGAAAATGATGCTATCATTGTGGCAAGTTATGGAACATTTTCAACAGGTATCAATATACGCAATCTACATAATGTTGTCTTTGCTTCTCCTACTAAGTCACGTATAAGAACATTACAATCTATAGGTAGGGGATTGAGGACGACCGAAGGTAAGAATAACGTCACGATCTATGATATCGCAGATGATCTGAAATATAAGACGCATACTAATTTCACTNTACAGCATCTGGTAGAAAGATTAGAAATATATAATAGTGAGAATTTTAATTACAAAATTTACAACATGGAAATTTAAAAATGGCTAAGAAACCTAGCGTTCATTATGTAGACAATAAGAAGTTTTTTACAGTCATTTTACAGTATAAGAATGACGTTGATGCTGCTAAGGCAGCAGATAAACCTAAACCGAGGATCCCACCTTACATCGGTGAATGTCTGTATAAGATCGCTAATCACCTCTCATACAAACCTAACTTCGTGAACTATACGTTTCGGGAAGACATGGTCGCTGATGGGTTAGAGAACTGCATCACATATATCAATAATTTTAATCCTGAGAAGTCGAATAATCCATTTGCATATTTCACTCAGATCATATATTATGCTTTCTTGAGACGCATCGAACATGAGAAGAAACATCTGTATATCAAGCAAAAGACGCTAGAGAATTTCTATTTCGAAGGAATGCTAGCAGAACAAGCAGCAGGTGAAGAGACACGATCTGTCAATGTCGATCTTAATAATGAATACATGAATAACCTCGTCTCTACTTATGACAAGAAGCAAGAAGAGAAGAAACTAAAATCTAAGATCAAAAAAGAAACAGGATTGGAGAAGTTCATCGATGAACCAGAATAATATGCACATGGTTCCGCAAGTCATCATCGACTGTGCCGAGAACCTTTTTACATCGAAGCAAGATCATATGAAAGATGCTTATAAGA